CGCTGTCGCCGCTGCCGGTTTAATCGGTGGTAGTGGTGGTGGTGGCGATGACGACGGTGATGGTTTCATTTTTTCTGTAATATCTTTTTGTGGTTCAACCGGCACAATGGGTGGGAGTAGTGGTGCAACAATTGAAACAGGTAAGGACGAAGGTGTATAAAAATAGGGTTCCAATGTAAGTAATTCTTCAGGCGTATCAAATTTATTGAGACAATAAATTCGATTCAGTTCTCTGTAAAAATCCATCAGTATATAGCTTTAANGGTTGATTTCGATAAACGACTTTATACAGTTACTACACCAAATAGCTTTATATTGTTTTTCAAATAATGTATCGGTGTGTGTCATACTATACCATTATTTATCAGTAAAAAAATGATTTTTAATATCTTCTTTTTGTGCTTCAAATGGTTTCAATGTAATTTCTTCCAAATGTTGGACATAATGTATATAATTATAAATTTCATCCAATGTATGCGTTGGTAGAAAGTTCATATTGATATAGATTCCACTCTTGTTTTCATTAATAATCGATGCAGATGATTTTTTAATGATTTTTAAAATTTCGATTTGATGACTTTTATTCCAGGATTCAATTGTTTTTTGCATTGTTTCTAAATCCATTGTGTATATCTATCTTACAAATAAGAATAAAAAATATTTATATTGTTTTATGGATGTTTTTTATTCTCATTTGTGTTCNTTGTTTTCAATCGATTTCAAGGTTCCAATCGCACAGATGTTTGAATCNTTTAATTCAAATCTCACNCCAATAATACTGACAATCAAGGTAGAGTTTTCAACCACTTCTTCAAACAAATGATTTAAAATATGATGGTCCCTGGCNACAAACACAGTAATCGGTGTGTTTCCTTTTTTATCAACTACCTCTGCATGAATCCCTGCCTTGGTAATGGTCTTACANATGCATTTGACAAGCATTCCTTCCACTGGGTGACACACCATGCATTCAAAGGTTGTATGAAATTCCACGGTGCCCAGATGCACTTTTCCAGAAGAATATGTCAAAATACGCACTGAATCTGGACGAATATATCCTTCAACAATACATTTCCCTTCGGTTTTGGAAACAATCATACGCTCTAAATTCTGTTTGATGTTTCTACCGATTTCATTGATGGACAATATAATTTTCATAGAAAGAATGGATGGAATATAGGGTTCATGGATTTCTCTGATTTCGGTATCTTTGCGGTCCTTTTTTTTCCCATTATCTCCACCTACAGAATCGACATAACCGTCGTCAAAATCATGTTCAGATTGTTGTGATGCTAACATATTATATATAATTGTTTTATATATAATTTTTATTCCCTTATTTCATTCAATTTTATATGGCGTCGTGATTACCACGATTACCAACACCTTACACAATACGTGTATTTACAATATTCATTTCCAATGTTATTTCTGGACCAAAAAAGAGAACACGCTTTTCATTATCCGCGATATCTACGGATTCATTATTTTTGTCAGTTATCCATCTCATCAATATTTCTAATAGAGCACATAAATTCGGACGTTCAATGGTTGTATTTTTATATAACTCCGGTTCATTTGATACAGAACGTATCTTTTCAATGATTTCCGACTTGTCTGCGTTCTCGCATTTTGCACCTTTGTTGTTACGCAGTTCACTCATGTTCTTTGTTTTAAATACAACCTCCTTATTTTTAAAGGGATGCATAAACCCAATGTAGGTGCGATTTATACGTTCTATTGGAATCGTTATTTTATTTCTACGGGCTTCTTTGAATAAAACTTCATCGGAATACTCTGCTTTTCTCCATTGAAGTTCGGCGGTTTCTTCGAGAACATACAACTGATTTTTTCCATTTTCATGGTCCGACAAAACCATTCCGCGAACACTCTTTCCATTATCATCTACCATCAAAGACAAATCATCAAAATACATCTGTAAGAGAACCCGATAACCGTCTGCCTCAGCCGATGCATCGGCTACCCCATACACAACGGTTGCAAGTGCCAATTTCTCAGACATTTTCAATGTATCTAAAAAGTGGAAAACAATATATTTATTTATCAACTCCGCAGGCACACGATGAATATTCATTAATTCTGCAACCATCGGATTCACGCGTTTATACCAATTCGTGTCTGCCGTTGAAATCGTCAAATTCTTCTCTGAAACCCACTCCATATTCGCCTTCAGCTGATTCATTAGGGTAGTATAAACACGCTGTGTGTCGGCATCGGAACCACGTGGTTTTTTTGTTCCAGGGATTTCGTCGGTATCGATTAGTGCAATCGAATCCGGGGCAGCAATATCATCCGACTGGAATTCAACCAATGTCGTGGATGATGGCAGTGTTTTCGGCAGTTCCATTTTCAAACTCGTGTGTTTAAAATCAACCGGTAGCTGTCGTTCAAATATAGAAGCATGTTCATCTGTAATTTCATGGGGTTGGAAAACATAATAATCTCCTTTTGTAATTAAATACCCAGAACGGTCATACTTGTCGATAATTTCTTCAGTTTTATTATTTACAAAACGCATGAGTGCATAGAATATTTGTTGGATTGGATACTTTTTCAAATAATTAATCGATTGTATCAAATGTTCTCGTTTGTATGCAATTCTTTCCCGAAACAAGTCCCGAATCTTTTTCATAATCACCACCGATATATTTTTTACAAAGGGTTCTTCATAAGTATTTGATATAAGAGGTATCTCTGGACGATTCTCGCGGGTCGCGCACTGAAAACTACAGTTATCCATATAGTCACAAATATCGGTGTAAGGTTTGTCTCCAATTTTGATTCGAACAGTTTTATCTGGGGGAAAAGACGACAGATGCACATCTATATTTTGGTTCTCCAAGTTTTCAAATAATTTTTCTTGTGTGAAATTTGTCTGAGCAATATTCAATTGGCAATCCACTGCGATTTCTTTCATGAGTCGTGTAACACGACCAATTTGAATGGCTTTTTTCTCTGCAGTTCGATATACATATAAGTCNGNGGATTCTTCATNATTGTCTAACAGTAATCCATGTAAATAAATTTCGGTGTTTCTCTCTTCAAAGGGTAACTGACAATGACTCATATTACGCACCGCTCGACCAATAATCTGTTCAATACGATTCATGTTATACCAAGGGTCCAACACATGCACTTGTCGAATGTTTTTGAAATCCAAACCTTCTGCGGCAGCTTTTGAAATGAGAACCACCTTTACATATTCTCCATTCATGTTCTCTTTTCTTGTAATATATTTAATGTCTTCGTTGTTGTTTTGTGAATAATCCTTGTCCCCCGTAATAATTACATATCTTGCAGGCATACCACCATTCGATGACTCGCTGAGTGGTCGCATAGTAAGTGCATCCACCGGTTCGACCCCCTCCGATTTTTTAAACAGATTTCGGTTATGTTCCGAGGTAGATGCGTAACGTGAGAACCCGATAGATTCTAGGGCAAGTGCCATGGGTATAATACCTCCATCAATATATTGCGAATAAATCAAAATAATACCAGTAGAAGGTTTCTGTATGATATTACAAATGTTGGATATTTTTGCACTGTATTTGTAGATTTCTTCAGAGGAAAAAATCTTGCCGTATTTTTTGAGAACCGGTGCTTTGTATTCAAAGTCGTATTTATATGGAATGGGTGTTTTCACTGTCTTATAATTCATTACATTAGACAGTCCTGTTTTTCCAACAAAGGATTGTATCATTTCCTTTTTTTCCGCATCACTTTTTTCTACCACCACGTTCTCATCATACACATCTAATATTGGATGTGGGTATACAATAATTAATGACTCCAATGGCAACAATATTAGGTTATATCCTACAGATTCCATGTTTTCAAAAGTAGGCATGATTTTGGTTTTGCCCCATTTATCTGTCATGTTCATTTGTTTGAGTTCCAGATAAGACAGAATATAATGATATCCTTTTTTCTGATATTCGGCAATTTGACTGGTGTAAATGGGTATATGTTGAATGGCATCTTCATCAGAAATGAGCATTTGATTGAGTTGTTTTGTAGGATAGGTAATGCTAGATAATGTCCGGTCAGGTTCAAATGTTTCCGGATAAATTCGATAGGGAAATTCATAGGGGTTTTCTCCGCGAACATAGGAAATATATCCTGTAAGTTTTCGTTTTAATAATTCTCTGCCGCTTTCTGAACGAATGGAACGCTTGGGTCTTTCGTTATCGGGTTCTCGAAAGGTNCCATCNGAATTAAATACATCTGTAATATCTATTTCNCCGCGTTTATCATTGACGTTTAATAAATTGGTGAGCCANATAATTTCACTGTAAGAATTATACATTGGAGTAGCCGATAACAATAACAGACGCATATTATTGCTCTTTTTCGCAATCTCCATGAGTAGAGTCGAGGTCATTTTGTTTTTATTGGCTTCACTGATACGAAGGTTATGAATTTCATCAATAATAATGAGACGATTACTGAAATGTTGTTTGATTTTTTTGGTTCGGAGAGCCGCTTTTTCTGCGGGAGTATACGTATCGGGAACATATATTTTTTTGTTGATGTAGTTACCGAATTCGCCCTTGTCCCCCATGAAAACATAGTATGTATTAATGATGGTTCGGATTTGAAAAGAAACACGTTCTTTTGTTAAACCGCGCAGCTTCGTAGGATTAATCTCATTTAATAATGCATTTCCAACACAGGTGTTCAAATTCCATTGTCCATTCGGCAAGAGTTCCAATTTGCGTTCGTCAAAGAGTTGAAGACGGAAATTGTCTTGTACATTGGGAGAAGCCACTATAATGATTTTTTTATTGAATCCGATTTGTTTCATGTAGGTTCTCATTTCTTCTGCAATACCAATGGCACTGCAAGTTTTCCCAGACCCTAAACCGTTGTATAACAGCAGACTATTATAAGGAGTTTGAAAAGAAAGAAAATTTCGGACAAACAATTGGTTGGGTTTCAATTCAAAGGGTAAATTACAGAGTATATTTGCTTGTTTTCTGATGTCCATAATTTCACCATTGTATGTGGTATCTGCGAATTCTTGACGCTGAGATATTTTGTAATTGAAATCGGGGTCATCCAATGTTGGATATAAGAANGTATCTGTTTCAGGGGCAGCGCTTAATAATGCATCATGTTCCATTTTCTCTTTTTTAAGAAGGAATTCATTCTGTTTGGTTTGTCGCTTTAATAATTTTGGTGCCTCTTCTTCTACGATTTCAGTTGGTTCTTCTACTGCAGGTTGGGTGTCCACTACAGTAGGTTCTTCTTCTATAACAGGTTCTTCTTCTATAACAGGTTCTTCTTCTACAACAGGTTCTTCTTCTACAACAGGTTCTTCTTCTACAGCAGGTTCTTCTTCTATAACAGGTTCTTCTTCTACAACAGGTTCTTCTACAGCGGGTTGGGTGTCCACTACCGCAGGTTCCTCGTCCACTGGAACAACCGTCAATTTTCGTTTATTGCGCAGCGTTTTTTTATGTTGAATTAATTTTTCAGACATAGGAACACATTTTTTTGTTTTTGGGTCTTTTCTGAATCCGGTTGGGCATCTTTTTACAATAGGTTCTTCTACCGACGGCGAGGATGGAGGGGAGGACTCTTCTTCTAGAACGGAAGGTTCTATCACAGGTATNACATCCAGTTCTTCTTCCCGAGAATTCTTTTTCAGAGATACTTTGTTGGATTTCNCCTTGTTACGTAGTGTTTTCTTATGTTGTATTAATTCTTCGGTCATTGGAATACACAGTCCTGTTTTCCGGTCTTTACGCATCCCTGTTGGACATCTCGTTTTTTTAGGGTTTTGTATTGGATTTATATCGGCGTTTGGTTCCGTGTCTATTTCCATAACAAAAAATTTATATCTTACAATAGGTAGATATAAATTTCTATGTTGATTTGTAGGCGTTCAGACAATTATAAATATCACGTATCATCTTTTTTTTTTCTAAATTATAATCACGAATACATTTCAAAGCTTCATCAAAGGTTTTCCATTCTAATTTGCTGACTTCATTCTTGTCATATTGTTTTTTCTGAAGTAATTGCGCATTATCAATTTTCATTACATAATATCTATGTTTGTATGATTTGTAATTTGAACCCATAAAAATTTCCTCGTATTGCTGGATATTATTAATATTCTGTAAGCATTTTTTGGAATACCCGGTTTCTTCAGTGAACTCGCGTANAGCACAATCAATGTCCTTTTCAAAATAATTTCGCCGTCCTTTGGGAAACCCCCACTCGGGTTCATTCCAAGCCGTATCTTTTTGAAGAGATTCCTCAATCATATCTTTTAACGTGTATGACCGATTTTGCATCATTACACCATAACTCAATGTATTAAATTTGTTCCGCGAGTTCTCTTCTTCGATTTTGTATTGCTGAGAAATGGATTGGTTGCTCCACAAGTTGTTCCATAATGTATCAAAATTATTCTGTAATACACTCTCTTTTTCATACAGCGTCATTTCCTTTATTAAATTTAATATGTATTCTTTGTCATAAATCGAATATTTTCCTCGCATAAAATCCATAAATCCTAAAGTATGTTTTCTACGAATCATTAAAAATTTCAATTGGTTATTTGATTTGTCAACGGTAAATGCAACCACACCCATACTAATGATAGGTGTTTTACATTGATTATATGTATGCCCTGTTTTTCCACAATTACTGCAAAATATGCCGGTAGTGGGATGGGTAGAGGTAGAATTCATATTCATGAAATATAAGGTAATACAGTGAAACGATAAAAATATAAATCCATTCTTTCTATATAGTTTATTGAACGGATGGAAATTACGCCACCTAATCACGAAAAAATGGCAAAATATTCATCTGTATGGGGTCCTCATTATTGGTTCTTTCTTATGACTTTAGCTATGTATTACCCCGAAAATGTGAATTCCGTCACAAAACGCAAATATTATGACTTTGTGATTAATCTTCCAATGTTTATTCCTGACCCTGAAATGGGAAATACATTTAGTCATCTGTTGGACAAGTATCCTGTCTCTCCTTATTTAGATAATCGCGAATCCTTTTTAAAATGGGTGCATTTCATACACAATAAAATAAACCACATGTTTGGTAGAGAAGAAATTTCATATGCAGAATCCATCCAACAATATTTATCGGAATACACGCCCAAACCAATTTATCTGTCTGACAAAATAAAATGGAAAAAACACACCATTGTGGCTGTCTTTATATTTTTATGCTTGTTTTTTATTTACATGTTTAGCACTCCATAATAAACCGATACATAAAAATATGACTATATATTAAGAAACCGTTTTCAATATGCGTATAGAAATCCTTATATTAGGTATTACAGGACTCATTATTTTCAATATGTATACAGAAGGCAAGTATTTGAACATGGCAATGAAATGGACCAAATATTACAAGATGATTGGCATTGCACTTGCTGGATTATTCCTCTGTTATTTAATACGAAAAAATCCACTGAGTGCGGGGACCATGTTGTCCACTACAAACGAATATTTGAAATACATGCCTCTAGATAAAAACACATCCAAGATATTGAATCCCATCCTCGATTTCACCTCTAAACAACAATTCGGAAAAGAAAATACAACCCATGTGTTACCCGTTCAACATATGGAATTATCCAACCAAGAACGAAAACTTATGTCATCTGGTAGGAATCCATATGGAGACAGGGGTGGAAACGCAGGCGCAAGCACCGGAACAACCAAAGTAAAACGGTCTGTAAGTGAAACCAAGAAAAAATTCGTTGCGTCTCGTCAGGGATGGAAATGCGGAGATTGTCATGAACAATTAAATGCATGGTTTGAAGTCGACCATAAACTTCGATTAGAGCACGGCGGCAGTAATCACATTGACAATTTAGTGGCACTTTGTCGCGAATGTCATGGAAAGAAAACCACCATTGAGAACCTATAATTACATCGGTCCAATATACAAATGGTCTTATATTTGGTGTTATACTATATGTAAAAATATATAGTATATGTATAATGGATTCTATCATACCGACATCATCGGGAAATCCAACCTATATTTATGGATTTTATTTTGTCATTATGATTATATTATATTTTGTATATTCGCAAATATATTTAGCATCAAATGATGCAAAAGCGTTCACTAAAAATTTTAATTACAATTTACTTGTTATAGCCGCGCCCATTATTTTGATTTTATTTTTTATGTTGTTTTTATCCTTTGATGCCAGCTTTTCTATGCCCATATTAATCATATCTATTATTGCATGTATTGGTGTATATATTCTCTTTTATTTGGGAAAAACAGGTGTATTTGATGCGATTTTTAATAGTTACATGTTGTATGTTCTCATTGGATTGATTTCCCTTGTGGGATTATCCATTATTTATGTTATTCTTTCAGAAAAAATCCGGAAATTACCTGGATGGGTCGGATTCTTTGCCAACTTGTTGTTTTATATTCCTTGTATGATTCGGGATATGGTTGGGTATATTTCCACCGAGTATGCCAATACATCAAACACCTTGATTATTTTGTTTATTCTTGAAATCCTGTTGTTTATGATGTATTTCTATATTTTACCGTTTGCATACAATAAATCTTTTCCAGAAAAAATGGTTCTGTTACATGAACCCGTCATGTTGAATACACAGAAATATATTGATGAACCACTTATGGACATGAAAAAAAGCAGTAATAGTTCGATTTCTTTTTGGTTGTATTTAAACCCCGGTCCAAATAACAAAATTTCATACACGAAAGAAACCACTATGTTCAATTATTCTGATTCGAACGAAACTATCCCTCATATTCGAATTAGTTATTCCAATGAAAACGGAAATAATGATTTTAATATGTATGTAGGTTCTCAAATGTTTAAAATTACTCTTCCTTTACAAAAGTGGCATAACTTTGTGATAAATTTCGTCAGTTACGATGAAGCCATTCCGACTCCTCCTCCTGAATCACCCGAAAAGACAGAACCCTCATCTGAACAACCTGAGATTATTCGAAAATACAATACAGATATATTTATTAATGGAGAACTGGAACGGTCCTATGATTTTAAAACAGAGACGCTAGAGACGCTGCCGGTATTTGATATAAAAGATATCATATATACAGGAAGTGGTGGTATAACAAACAGTAATATACAAGGACTATATGGTGCGATTTGTAATGTTGTGTATTACAAAGTTCCATTGACCAAATTAGCTATCGTTTATAATTACAATTTGTATTCTATCAAAAATCCGCCAATGGATGACCATGATGATTAGTGTATAATATATCTTACAAACACAGATATATTATAGTGATTTTTATGGGACAATTACAGGAATGTTTTCAATAAAATCAATCTCATTTGTCGGTGCGGTTGGTTCTACGACAGGTTCTACTACAGGTTCTACGACAGGTTCTACTACAGGTTCTACGACAGGTTCTACTACAGGTTCTACGACAGGTTCCACGACAGGTTCTACTACAGGTTTCACTACAGGTTCCACTACAGGTTCCACTACAGGTTCTACTACAGGTTCTACGACAGGTTCTACGACAGGTTCCACTACAGGTTCTACGACAGGTTCCACTACAGGTTCTACGACAGGTTCTACGACAGGTTCTACGACAGGTTCTACGACAGGTTCTACGACAGGTTCTACTACAGGTTCTACGACAGGTTCTACGACAGGTTCTACGACAGGTTCTATTGTTGTTGGTTCAGGAACACTTATATTCGAGACAGGTGTCAACCCAAGTTGACTACAAATGAAATGAACAACATAATCATCATCACTTCCCCAATTTGCATAATCGGTCCCTGACATGGTNACTTGTTTAACGCATAAAGGTGAATTATTTTGGTCAAATAATACTACATTGAAAGTAATCTCTTGGGACAATATTAAACTATGAACTGTGTATGAAAAACTATTAATATATTTAGGATTTGGTTCGTATGGAGTAGATACAATTTTAACAACACTCATTATATTATGTTGTTATATTTTATTTTTTATTCCTATTTTTCCTATTTTTCCTGGATTTTATAGCAGTGTGTTTTCGTGTTTTTCGTCCACCACGACGACTACGTCTTCCACCAGTTTTCTTTCTAAATATAGTATTGGTTGGTGTGAGAGATTTCGCCCATTTTACTAAGCTATCAACATCTCGGACACCTTCATAATATTGAATTGAATCATCTTTTCCTACACGATTTATTTTAAAAATGGTCGGATATCCATTAATTTCTAAAGATGGATGGGTTTCTTTGAGTTTGGATAGTCCGCTTGTATTAGATACCTCGACTTCTTTAATTTCTATGGATGGAGTTTTCTGTAATTTGGTTCTCATTTCATCCCATTTAGGTTTTAATTCTTGGCAATGACCACACCATTCAGCATGAACAAGCCCGATTATTGTATGAGATTGTTTCATTTACTATATTTATATAGACTACGTAGATAATAACGCATCCAAATGAAGATGTTGGAAACGATAAAATTCTTGATATAATATATATTTTTCAAATGAAGAAATCCATTCTGTTTTTATTACTTATATTTTTAATACTTTCCTTTGTTTCAGGCATCTATTTTTATACAATGCATCCTATATTCATAGAACAAATGGACAACAAACAAGAAGCAAAGGACAATGCATCAGATGAAGACGAAAGCTGCCCGGATATTCTCATGAAATCAGGAAATTCCATCCTGTTGTATAACTCGAAATTACCAGAGATTCCAGGAAAAAATCCTTTACCATTTTTCAATTTAGATGAATACATCAATTATTTAGAAATACAAAGGAAAAAAGGCATTCATTGTCCCGTGTTATTCCTACAAGAAGAAACCAATACACAAGGNGAATCCGTATACAGAATTCGTCCAGATATATTCAATCCTCAAGGAGGTCTTCCCGTAGACATTCCCCACACCTATTTACCATCATCCACCGTAACCCCTCAACCTATTCCATACATCGACTCCAATGATGATAATAGACCTTACAATGGTGGACAATACAGTGGATTTGACCCTACAGGATTATTTGTTGGAAAATACACTACTTTAGACGTTATTCACGATTCTACTTCTCATGGCAAATCACTCAGTGATAATCCAATGGATGAAAATTGGGGAGGTGTNTTACACACAAAATCTCAGGTTGATTCTGGAAAATATAAGGAAAATGAAGTGTATCCTCCGAATAAAAGGTCGATTTTCACAGAAGAAAGTGACAACATTCGCGATGATGTTGATTCATCTAAATTAGATATCTATGCATAATCATGATTCATATTCCACTAAAATATTTTGTAATCGATTCTCCACAGGTTTTCGGTATTCGTCTCTTTTTCCCGTTAATTTCATACTGTATGTTCTCAAAATTCGCTGTTTTGTTTTTTACTTCTTGAATCATTTTGGAGAGTCCGTCAAAATGTTTTAATATAGACGCTGCATAAATCGAACTAATGCCAGGCACCTGACACAGCATAATCTCTCCAATATTATCTTCTGTAATATTTTCTTTTTTGACTTTTTTCACAAATTGACTGTAATTTGCATTAGAGTTCTCTGTATTCACTGGTTCAGTAACACATGTTTCTTCTATTGTTGCATCTGGGGGGTCTGTAGTAGTCGTGGTTGTAGGCGTAGGCGTGGTCGGAAATAACATTCGACGATGGTCTTCATTCAGGTATGCCGGAAAAATACCTTTCATGATGTTACGGTCTATCTTGTCTGCCATACACACGAGGAATTCAGCGGTTTCTTGGACGCTGGAGGTTCGTAAAACAGAAAATCCTTTAAAATGGTTCAACGACGTAATTGCAGAATAAACGAGTTTTTTTTCCAAGGGAGTCTTTAAGGTTGTCAATATACCTTCTATGATATACAATACATTATGACTTCGAAACCCACTAGCATGTCTTAATCTATGTGATTGTTCTTCGTAACGTCCGTCCTTAATACTGGCTAACAAATCGGCTAATGTTTTTCGTTCAATAATCATAATATCCCTGTCTTCATCTGTTTTCACTAAAACATCCCCAATAGGGAGAACGGCTTCTTCCAAAACAGTATAATTCTGTTTTGAAAATATAATGGATTGGCATTTTTCAAAGAGGTCGGTTTCACGGTTATCAATAATGAGTTTCATTTGTTATTTCTTACAGAATAATTATTATATGATTTACTACAATAATTATTTGATGAATCATGTTATACTACTTTTCCTTCGTAAATACAATGGCATAAAAATGTAAAAAGGAGCAGATTTCTACATTTAGTAGTGAGCACCATTTCTCCAGTAGCTGGTAGTGACGGATGAACCGGTAGGTCTGGATTGTTTTACGTTAGGGTTGAAGGTTAATTGTAATGTTTGAAGGGTGCATCCACATGCAGAACGGGATGTTCCTAAAAAGATGCTTTTCCAGCTGTCACGTCCAATTAATCCAGGGAAACCGGCTTTTTTGTTTCCACCTCCTTGGTTTTGGTTAATAGTAGAATCATATAATCTAGCTCTTTTTGCGGCGTTTGAAAGTCCCATTATTCTATATATTCACTAAATATATTTATTTATTCGAAAACGATAGGAGACAATACGGGACTACAAGGGAACCATCCAACCAAACGATATAGAAAATTGATAGATAAACATATAATAACACCATCGACACATAAACGCAAGGATACTATGCAATACAATACACAATCTACCACACAATCTCTCAGTCGCACCTTATTAAATGGCGACGAAGACATTCGTATCGAAAAAAAAGAGAACGGCATGGAAATTTATCTGTTTGACCCCTACAATTCACTAAATAAAGAAATTACCCCAGATGAGGTAAAGTCCATTTTATCTAAATATGGGATTGATTTGCCGATTACCAATTTCAATTTATACAACCGCGCATTTATTCATCGTTCCTATATTCGACGTCCAGCCATTGAAAACGAACAAAACAATATTGTTATCGCTCCCAAACCAGAAGATTGTGTGCCTCTTCGAACAAAATCCAATGAACGACTGGAATTCGTCGGTGATGGTATATTGGAATGTATTACTAAATATTATTTATATCGCAGATTCCCAAAAGAAAATGAAGGGTTTATGACAGAAAAGAAAATTGCACTCGTTAAAAATGAAGCCATCGGAAAACTGGCATATGAAATGGGGCTCCATAAATGGTTTATCTTGTCTAAAAATGCAGAAACCAAACAGATACGCACCAATTTGAAGAAATTAGGATGTTTGTTTGAAGCTTTTATCGGTGCAATGTTTTTAGATTTCAATAAAATTTCTGTAAAAGACGAAGATGGGTGGTTTGCCAATGTGTTTTTGACCGGTCCAGGGTTTCAAATGGTTCAAATTTTCGTAGAAAATGTCTTTGAAAAACATGTGGATTGGATGTCACTGATTCAAAATGATGACAATTACAAAAATATATTACAAGTGAGAATACAGAAGGAATTCAAGGTCACGCCACATTATATGGAAATCGTGGAACACAATGTAGAAACCGGTTATCACATGGGAGTTTATTTGTGTTTAGGGCAACCCATCTTTGGTCTTACACATCATGATTCTATTCCATGTTCTCGATTTAAAAATTTCAATGAAATACATCAGTATATGTCGGTTTCTGGGAAAATATTCTTGTTTTTAGGAGAAGGCAAGCATAAAATCAAAAAAAAAGCGGAACAAATTGCATGTGATACAGCGATTCAAATATTACAGAATTATTAGGTGTCAGACTACTAACCGATTACCCCCCGTAATGAGGTCAACCATAAGTTAATTTTATTTTTTATTGATAGATATTGTGGTAAACCAATTTATAATTTATATATATAATTTATAAATGGAAACAAAAAATCAAATATTTAATCCGTTTGATTTGATACAGAGAACAGAACCCCAAAAAAAAAGAGATTATATTGTAAAAATTATTCCAGAACAGCCTGTAGACATATTAACTGAAGAACAAGAAACCACAGAGGTCCTTATCAAAGACAAACGAAAAAATTCAATGAATTTAGTGGAACGTTCTCTTATTTTAAATAGAATTCGAGCTGCTATTCCGGTAGAACAAAGTATGTTGTCCAAATCCCCGGTCACTTTATCTCAACCCATTAATGAAACTGAATTAGACACCATTTCAGATACCATTGAAAATGAAAAGAACTATGAAATTGTAGAAAAGAAAATACAAGATGCTATTCAAGAAACTCCTATGGAAAAAAGCAAAACCCTGGATGAAGATGCGTTGATGGATTTGGAGATATTACAAGATGCAGAGCCATCCGAACCGGTGGAAGCAGTAAAACAACCAACCAAGAAAACAACTGCCAAAAAACGTCCTGTAAAGGATGTGGCAGAAAAGGATGTCGCGGAAAAAGAAAAGAGAACAGGTGCTCCGCTTGCAGTGACAGCAGCAAGACAAAAACTAACAATGGGTGTTTCAAGTTACTATATGAACAACCGTAAATTATTTATTCAACAACTCTCCAAATTATTCAAACCATATCATGATAAAATCGCAGAAAAGGGACAAGAAATCACATGTAAGACGGCGCAAAAAAGCTCNATTGATTTCGATTTATTAACTCATCAATTGGTNGTTCGCGATTACTTGAACTTGTATACACCTTACAGAGGATTGTTACTATACCACGGTTTAGGATCAGGTAAATGTCATAAAATAAATACACCCATTATGATGTCGGATGGTTCTATTAAAATGGTTCAAGACATTAAAGTCGGCGATATGTTAATGGGGGATGATTCCCAACCTCGAACTGTATTATCTTTAGCCAGAGGTAGAGATAAAATGTATGATGTTATTCCAATCAAAGGCGATAAATATACAGTGAATCAAGAACACATATTGTGTTTGCGCGCATCTGGATTTCCAAAAATAAGTTATAATACACATACTATCGAATGGATTCAATACAATAAATTTATGTCAAAAACATTTGATGATTCAACTGAAATGCTCGATTTTTTCAAAAATATAAAGGACAATCATAATACGAACGATAATGTTTATGAAATTTCTATTAATGATTATTTGTTATTACCAGATGAAACGAAAAGTATATTAAATGGATACAAAGTTCCAATTGATTTTCCAGAACAGCCATTACCAATTGAGCCCTATTTGATTGGTAGTTTGGTGGGGTATCGGTTGGATAGTTTAAAAGTTCATGAACTCCCTGAAGTTTCTCATATTGAATGCATACAAGATGAATTAGCTAGTTTTAATTTATTAGAACCATCAAATGTGCATATTCCATCTATTTATAAATTCAATTCAATGGAAAATCGTTTGAAATTATTGGCTGGATTTTTAGATAGCAATGCACAATACGACTCTATAACAAATGCATTTGAAACTTGTGTAGGAACGGTAGGAACTGATACACAATCTTTTATAGATGACATTATTTATATATGTAGAAGTGTTGGAGTTTGTGCAGAATATTCGTCTAATATATTACGCATTACTGGAAACCTTACTAAAATAAATACACTTATTCAAACAGTAGATAGTGATTCGGACGTATTGGTTTCTGGAATAAAAGTCGAATATGTAAATGAAGATGATTATTATGGATTTATGTTAGACGGTAATTGTAGATATTTAATGGGAGATTTTACAGTTACACATAATACGTGNACATCTATTGGCATTGCAGAAGGTATGAAATCTGATAAAAAACTTATTTTAATGACACCTGCTTCATTGAAAATGAACTTCTTCAGTGAATTGAAAAAATGTGGAGATGTTCTCTTTCGCAAAAATAATTTCTGGGAATTTATTTCTATTGAAGGAGAACCTGACAATAAAAAAATGTTATCAGACACTCTTGGTATCCCCAAAGAATACGTTCAAGAAAAAAAAGGAGCATGGATGGCTGATATCAAAAAAGAACCCAATTTTGCAAACCTGTCTGACAACGACCAAAAAAACATCGATGAACAATTGAATCTCATGATACGCAACAAATATCAAGACATCAACTACAATGGTCTCACAAAAAACAAAATGGACGAATTCACAAACCATGGAAAAACCAACCCATTTCATCATTCAGTGGTTATTATTGAAGAAGCCCATAACTTGGTGAGTCGTATTGCAAATTCTCTGAAAAAGAAGAAATCCATTGCCTATCAATTGTATCAGTTACTCATGGATGCAACCGATGTAAAAGTCATTTTTCTAACAGGAACCCCTATTATTAATCATCCTCGTGAAATCGGTATTTTATTCAACATGTTGCGCGGATTTATTAAAACATGGACCTTTCAGATTCAAACCACCACGACGGAGAAATTGAACCGAGATATTCTGTTGGACTATTTCAAAAAAGAGAACTTTGCTTTGTATGATTATGTGGAATACAGTGGAGACAAATTGATCATTACCAGAAATCCATTTGGGTTTGTTAACATGTATAAAAAACGCATTGGTGGGGGTCATGCGGAAATCGACGGGGGTGCAAACGGGGGTGCAAACGGGGGTGCAAACGGGGGTGCAAACGGGGGTGCAAAGAAACATACTGGAACACGAAAACGACGAGAGAAACGAGAATCCTCTGCAAATTACACGCGCAAATCATCCCTGACGGATGATATAGATGATACATATGATATCGCAGATGAAGAAATTGTCGACATAGAACATCAATATGATGAGTTAAACAAAAACTTATATGAGGGTGGCGCTAGTGGAGGTGGAACAGGAGGCGCCTCCGGCGCCTTTGAAGAATATTCCGGTGTAAGATTAGATGAAATGGGTAATGTAAGTGACGCCAAATTTCAATCCAAAATTACAGATATCTTACAGAAATATAATATCAACATTGTTGGAAAACCCAAAGTCGTAAAAGAACTCTGTTTGCCGGATGATGAGAACCTTTTCAAAGAATTGTTTATCAATAATCAAAAAGGAGAACTCTCTAATGTCGATTTATTAAAACGTCGTATATTGGGTCTTACATCCTATTTCCGTTCAGCGCAAGAACAATTACTACCTCGATTTGTAAAGAACGAAAAAGGCGGCAATTACCATTTAGTGGAAGTCAATATGAGTCAACACCAATTTGATATTTACAGTGAACGCCGCAAGGAAGAAAGAGACGACGAAAAGAGACAAAGAAAAGGGAAGAAACAAGCCAAAGACGACGATGATTCTGCCTTTGTATCCACTTATCGTATTTATTCCAGGTCTGCATGTAATTTTGCATTCCCCAGTGAATATCCGCGTCCCATGATTCGCACAGAAGAAGTAAAAACCCTGGAAGATTTTGACGGCATTGAAAAAGAGGTCTTACAAAACAAGGACGATTATTTCGAAGAAGAACAAGTTGCAGTTACCACTGAAACTACCACTCTTACTGATTTTCAAACACGTGTAAAAGAAACATACGATGCATTGGCTACCAAAGATTTCTTGAAAAAACGAGAACTACATAAATACAGTCCAAAATTCTTACAAATCCTCGAAAGCATACAAGACGAGAAAAACAAAGGATTGCATCTGTTATACAGTCAGTTCCGCACATTAGAAGGAATCGGTATTTTCAAATTGGTCCTGGAATCCAATGGATTCGCCGAATTCAAAATTACCAAGAAAACGGGTAAATGGACCATTGAAAACGCGGATGTAGACCCAGAAAAACCCCGATTTGTATTATATACTGGAACAGAGACCGCAGAAGAAAAAGAAATTATACGTAACATCTATAATAGTGCATGGGAATTCGTTCCACCCTCTATCCTTGAAACCCTTCGGACAAAACACGAAAATAATTTTTACGGGGAAGTCATCAAGGTATTAATGATTACTTCTTCTGGGGCAGAAGGTATTAATCTGCGTAACACCCGATTTGTTCATATTGTAGAACCTTATTGGAATATGGTGCGTATCGACCAAGTAGTTGGACGTGCTCGTCGTATTTGTAGTCACGAAGATTTGCCGGATAATTTGAGAACTGTGCAAGTGTTTGTATATATTTCAAAAATGACGAATGAACAACTGGTGAAAAACATTGAAATGAAAACACAGGATACCAGCAAACTGGAATATCCAGTGAAAAAAGATGGCGGTGTTATCAAAATGGAACGCGTCCCGTTTAGCACTGACCAGTATCTGTTTGAAATTGCACAAATCAAGGATTCCATTAATACGAAAATACTAACAGCCGTCAAAGAAACTGCCATTGATTGTTCACTGTATAATACCAACCCAGAAGAACCATTGGTCTGTTATGGGTTTGGTAAGGTTGCTTCAAACAACTTTGGTTCTTATCCAGTGTTGGAAACCGACCTTTCTGAAAAAACAGAAGCCAACGTGAAAACAGAAAAGACTGTTCTGGTTGCTGTTACTGTAGATGGAGTGAAATATGCCATGGATAAGAAAACTCGAACAGTATATGATTTTGAGAGTTATAAGAAAGCAAAAGAAAAACGTGGAGAACTGATTAAGGTGGGAACACTTGATATGAGAACTCAGACGATAATACCATAATACTGTAGAGTAGACAGGTCTGACGGTGTATAATTTATTCTGTGTGATACTATCCTACAGAATAAATATTGATACGGTGGTCTAGACTTCAAAATTGATAAACCCTTTTTGTATATCGCTGTATGATTTACGCTGCACCCCAACGGACGGTGAAAAACTATACCAATTATCCTCTGGTTGGAGAACTTTCCATGATTGGTCTGTATAAAAATTCCCCCATTTATTGGTTTTCAAATATTCCATCATATCCCGTTCATAAATCCCGAGTAATACCGGAATATATGACCGTTTAATCAGGTAGCCAGAAGTAGTCTGCGAATCTATTATTTTGATGATTTTTTCACCGTTTTCTGTTTGTATTCCCGTATCTTTTGATTGAGATGTATTTTGACCCAACATGACTACATCCCATTTTTGTATGTTCTCGGAAAACAATTCCAACATCTTATTCAAATAATCCATGTCTTTGATGTAAAAATCATCCTCACAAATCAATATGTTTTCTCCTAAATTGTCCTTCTCGGCAATATTCAGAGCTGATATATGCGACATTAAACATCCAACAGCTCCATTTTCAGGATAATAATGTGCTTGAATTCGTTTGATTCGATTCGCATCTTTTTCGGAAAAATTATCTAAAAATTCTTTCTGTCTGTCCTTGCGATTCGATAAATTGATATAATACACCGCATCGATGTTTTTATGTAGAGATTCACGTGAATTGTCAAAAGGTTCTTCTTCTCGTTTTGTAAAAAAATAAAAATACCCAATGAAAATTAACAAGACAATTACAAATCCCAATAAAATAAAATCTGATTTACTTGGACCTCCGAATGGATTTGGTTTTTTCATAGATTCCTTCTATATACACATGAGATATAATCTATTACAGAAAATATTGCATCAGCGACTGGAATGATATGATTCAAAAAGAAAAAGAAACGAAGTAAAGGGTATAAAAACGAATAATAAATAAATACATCCGATAATTATATCCAGATATGAACGAAGAAAATAATGTATTAACTGTAAAAACCGTTCAAATACAACCCATCCGAAACACTATAACTGCCATAAAGGATATTTTAACCGATGCTACGATTACGTTTACAAAAAACGATTTGCGTATTATTAATTTCGACAAGACCCATACTATTCTAGTNAATGTTGTATTGAATGCATATAAATTCGAGAAATATGTATGTAAGCCAGATAAAATCATTGTGTGTGCCAATACATTGCATTTATTCAAAGTCATTTCTACCATGTCCAATGATGATACCCTTTCCATGTATATTGAGAATTCCGATTATCATGATGGTATTGTATCTCACCTTGGTTTACAATATGACAATGGGGATATCAAACAGTGTTATAATCAGAAGCTGAGACTCATTGAGCCAGATACCGAAGAACTCATTGTTCCAGATGTAGAATATACTACGGTGATTAATTTGCCTACAGCGGATTTCCAGAAAATTATTCGCGATTTAAATGGAATCTCTGATAGAATCGAAATCAAATCTGTAGGTAATGAATTGATATTTTCATGTGAAGGAAACTTTGCAAGTTCTCGTATTTCGCGGTCTGAATCCGATGGGTTCATGAGTTTTATTCAAAAAACGGATGCGTCNGTCGTCATACAGGGCGAATTTTCATTGAAATCATTGAGTCACTTCATTAAATGCACACCGCTTTGTAGTCATTTAGAAATGTATTTAGGGAATGATTTACCGCTTATTGTAAAATACGACGTAGCTTCTTTGGGAGAAATTAAATTGTGTTTGGCACCGCTTCCACCTTCGTAAACATAGTATACTGCACGAATATTATATATCATCATTATATATAATATACATTCCATCTTTATTATGGCAAAAACCAAGAAAACAAGTAAAAAGACATTGAAAACTAGAAAATATCGTAAAGGAGGTGGTGTTATTGAAAATATATTTACACCAAAAAAAATTTCATATATTCTTTATTGATGGATTAGGCTGTAATAAAAAAACTGTTGATTATAGTCATTTTTTGGGTGAAAATACAGGTAATATTGATACAAATTTTACTTATATATGCGAATCTCCTACAACAATCCAAAATTATTTAAATGTTGGAAAGACATCCTGTGCTCTTAAAACATTGAATAGTGATGAAGATAAAAGAATGCTGCAAAGAATTATCGACCAAATATTAGAAATGGCTACTAAAGCTCCTAAAATCTGTGTATATGGTTGGTCGTTTGGTGGCATGATTGTAAACCGTGTTGTTGAAATATTGTTTAAGTCATATTCTGAAGATATAAGATTAAAAAATATATATTTTACAACAGTTGGAAGTATTTATATTACAAAAAAAAACATTGGTTCGATTAACCTTATAAATTATATTTCTATAGGAGATGTTGCAAATACTTGCACACGAGGTATCAAACACAAACAATATGTGGATTATACAAAGTTACTAGAAAAATATAAAGAAATACCATTAGATGGACTAAATAAAATTTATTATAAAAAGCGTGAAGGAACACCTATAATATATGATGTATGTTTTGTTAATGGTAAAAATAAACCACCTTGTTCTCAAAGCATAAATCGAATACCAATTCTTAGAGCTAAACCAGAATGGGACATACATTTTAACTATTGGGATTTATTATATAATTTAATGCGTCGTCACACTAATAATATCGAAATTATTGGCGATAAAATAGAAGAAGATTCCGATATCGAAAGTGTAAGCGAAACATCAGAAGACGAGCTTCAATATAAAAGTGTATCTGCGCCAGGTGATTTTAATGTATTTGATAAATACTCTGCAACCAAAAAATCCATTTGAATCCATAATATCCAACCATTTTTATTCTGTTTTCGGTTTGTTTAATAACAGAACCACTGCTAAAAACACACCGAAAAAGTTCTTGGAAAACAAATCCAACACATTATATGCAATATTCTTGTATTTGTAAGAGAACAAAGAAGCAATTCCATACAAACCCCATACAGAAATAAAATACACAAATGTCATTTGTCCAATGGTGGTGTATTTAGCATAGTTCTCATATATCAAATAGAAAAAGGCAAAGAATGGCAAGAATCCGAGAACAGCACCCCATTCAAATGATATTTTACCGATTTCTGCTAAATAACCAAACAACAGCATCAGTGTATTTAGTATCGCAATCGGCACCAACACAGGTGTATTTTCTTGAACAATTTCTAAAAAGGACTTTTCCAATTTATCGGTCTCGGAATCGATAGTCCCGATAGACTCAACTG